TGACGGCCAGTTCGTACAGGCTGAAAAATCGTTGGATCTTGACTTCAGAGGAAGCCGTAATCAGCGAGTCATTGATATTCCGGAAAGCTTGAAAGACGGCGTAGCGATCTTGAAACAAACTTAGAAGAAAGGAGTACCTGCATCATGGCGAACACTACTAATCCTCGACGAAATGCCGAAGGATATCCTGACCCGACCGCTTACGAAGCCCTCAAGAATATTGATCGTGAAGAAGACGAAAGATTTCATAGACTGCTGCATACACTGTTTTACTTGTGCGAGTTGGCTGGCTTTGAGATCGAAGGTCGGATTATTCTGATTGATAAACGGAACGGACGGGTTTGGAGATGAGAGAAATGAGTCCGTACATACTTGAAAATTGTGTAAATTATAGCCCACTTTTGTTTGACGGATTCGGGCGAAAGCCCACTTTCGAAAAAATTTTTGAGCGTGTACGGACAATTTTCCTGAAAAAAGCCCAGAAAAAGTGGGCAAAAGCCCGGTTTTGAAAACCAAAAGTGGGCAGAAAAATTTGGAGGCATTTTCTGAAAATGGCACTTTTTGAGCGTTTTTTGCCCCAAAATGGCCGATTTGCGCCGATTTGAAATTTTTCTTGTGAAAAAAGCCCACTTTCCCACTTTTATTTCTTATTTAATTGTGATAAAAAGTTTTAATAAATATATAAATAGGGCGAGAAAAGTGGGCATTTGACCAAAAGCCAAAATACATAGCACAAGTCGATGGAAATGTCAAGACTTTTTACCGAAAGTTCTTTCTTTTTCTTTCAGACTGTGCTATACTATAAGCGCCACACAATCTAATATGTTCAAGTCGTTTAGGGAAAACTGCTTTGGTAAAAAGTGTTTTCTCTCTTTACTCATTTCATTTGTCCCTTTGCGGCTTGATTGAGATTGTGTGGCAACAATGAGGGTTGACACTTTTTCAGTGCGTCTCTCGTTGTGGGGGCGCACTTTTTTAATGCCCTCGGAAAGGATGGGATAATGAGATGAGTGAGAAGAAGTTGACAAAAAACACAAGCGGTAATATTGCTGCGGGAGTAGCCATGGCTGCGTCAATAGTGCCATTGGTAAAGCCGGCGATTGATGCTGTTCGTGATTATGCAGATAAAACTATAGAAGAACGAAAAAAGCTTGTTGCCGTACCTGTGTTGCATTCAAAAGAATATCCGTTATCTGTTGAACAAGCAGTCGAAATATTGGAAAGTTGCGGACTAAAAGCGACTCTTGTGAAGATGTCGACAGCCGATGCAAATATTCAGTATCGTCAGTGCTTCGATTCTCAAGTCATCAAAACTCATCCAAAGAGCAAAACCAAAGTTGAACGAGGAACAGCTGTTCTGGTTAAATATATACCTCAAGAGGTGATTGATGAAAGTCAAAGAATGTTTGATATTTCTGAGAAGCATAAAGAAGAACAACATCTTGAGAAAAGTATAAAGCGAACAGAACGGAAAGAAAACACAAAACGAGTGGTGAATGGAATAATCAGCACAGTGCAAGAGAGTGCCAAAAAGATTCCTTCCGCTTTTCACAAATCCACTGAAAAGGAGGATCACAATGAGCAAGAGCAATAGGAGCGCAACAAAGAAGCGTGGCTTCGGCGGTTTGCTATTGGACTTTATTTTGGTGTTATGCACCGGTGGTTTATGGCTTATTTGGATTTTAATCCGATACCTCAGAAACAATAGCTGAGCTATTACAAAATATTTGACCGAGATACTTAAACGGTGTCTCGGTCTTTTTTTATTATGCAAAGGAGAAAGTCATGAAATATTCTAAGAAAATCGGCACCAAGGAACATTACCTTCAGGTAAACAATCACATGGGCAAAATAATGGACAAGCTTCTGGAGAAGCATCCAGACTCTGAGCAAGAATTGAAGGAACTTTTTCTTGGAGTGCAGATACTCAATAACGAGTATATCCTGAAAAGCCATCCTGAGTTCTTATCTGATTGAGCCGCTAATAGCGGTTCTTTTTTTATGCCTTTTCCGCCGCGCGAAAAAAACATGTCCTTTTATGAAGAGAGGAGTAAAAAAGCTATTTTTAAGAATAGACATTCTCTTTTTAGTTTTGAAAAACTACATGAAAGGAGGCTCATTTGCCAATGCTCGAAAGTCAATTTCAATCGAAGCTCATTAAGGAGCTAAAAAAACTTTTTCCAGGTTGCATCGTAATGAAAAGTGACTCTGGATATTTGCAGGGCATTCCTGATCTGCTTATTCTGTTCAATGACAAATGGGCTGCTCTGGAATGTAAACAACACGCTGGCGCAAAAAAGCAACCGAACCAAGAATATTATGTGGGCAAGATGGACGAGATGTCTTTTTCCAGATTTATTTGCCCCGAGAACAAGGAGGAAGTGCTGCATGATCTTCAACAATCATTCCAATCTTGAAGGGCAACACGCTTTTCTTGGTGCCAGCAAGTATCATTGGATTAACTATGATGAAACAAAAGTAGCCGATGCTTATTCAAAGTTTTTGGCCACACAGCGAGGAACCGTTCTACATGACTTTGCATGTCAATGTATCACTTTGGGGCAAAAACTCCCTAAGTCACAGAAAACATTGAACATGTATGTCAATGACGCAATTAGTTTTCGTATGGTGCCTGAACAGATTCTGTTTTATTCAGAAAATTGCTTTGGCACCGCCGATACGATTGTGTTTCGGAATGGTACGCTTCGTATTCACGATTTGAAGACCGGTGTCGTGCCGGCGCACATGGAGCAGCTTGAAATATACGCTGCTCTTTTTTGTTTGGAATACAAGGTGAAACCATCGGAAATCGAGATGGAGCTTCGTCTGTATCAGAACAATGAAATTCTGTATCACAAACCTACTGCCGAAGATATTGTACCAATTATGGACAAGATTATTACCTTCGACAAGGTTATCAGAAAAATCAAAGAACAGGAGGGTTAAACCATGAGTCTCACGGATGATATTTTAATGCATTACGGTATGCCCAGAAGGTCTGGTCGTTATCCTTGGGGTTCGGGTGATAACCCTTATCAGCATAGCGGCGATTTTCTCTCTCGTGTGGAAGAACTGAAAAAGTCCAATTTCACTTTTACCGATAAAGATGGAAAAAACTACACAGGAGAAGTAGCCATTGCAAAATCTATGGGTCTGAGCACAACCCAATTTCGTACCCAGATGAGCCTTGCAAAAGATGAACGCCGTTCTGCTGATGTCGCTACGGCTAAAGCTCTTCGTGCGAAGGGTTATAGTCTAAATGAGATCGCTGACAAGATGGGTTTTGCTAATGATTCTTCGGTTCGCTCGCTTTTGAACGAGAGTTCCGAAGCTCGCATGAATCAGGCAAAGCAGACCGCTGAATTTCTGAAAAAACAGATTGCGGAAAAAGGCATGATCGATGTTGGAACCGGAGTTGAAAGAGAGCTTGGTATCTCGAAAGAGAAGATGAAGCAGGCTCTTTATATTTTGGAAATGGAAGGTTATCCGGTCTATGGCGGCGGTGTTCCCCAGGTAACAAACCCGGGTAAGCAAACAAACATCAAGGTTCTCTGCCCTCCAGGAACAGAGCATAAAGAAATTTATAATTTCGAGAATGTTCATTCTGTCAGAGACTATGTATCTCACGATGACGGTGAAACATTTGACAAGTTCGTCTATCCCAAAAGTATGGATTCAAGTCGCTTGAAAATCCGTTATGCAGAAGACGGCGGAATACAGAAAGATGGTGTCATTGAAATCCGTCGGGGTGTAGACGACTTGTCTCTTGGCGATTCTCACTATGCTCAGGTTCGCATTCTGGTGGACGGCAATAGATATTTGAAAGGAATGGCTGTCTATTCTGATGATCTTCCCGATGGTGTGGATGTAATGTTCAATACCAATAAGAAAAAAGGAACTCCGGCATCGGATGTTCTTAAGAAAGTCAAAGATGACCCTGACAATCCGTTTGGTTCTCTTATCAAAGCCGGTGGACAGAGCTATTACATTGACGCCGATGGAAAACGGCAGCTTTCTCTTATCAATAAGCGTGCAGAAGAGGGCGATTGGGGTGAATGGGCGGATAAACTCCCCTCCCAGTTTCTTTCTAAACAGAGTTTGAGTCTGGTCAATAAACAGCTGAACTTGGCGGCATCTGATAAGATGGCTGAATTTGATGAAATCTGTTCACTGACAAATCCGACGGTCAAAAAATCATTACTGAAATCCTTTGCGGATGATTGTGACTCTGCTGCTGTGCACCTTCAGGCAGCTGCTCTTCCTCGTCAGAAATATCAGGTGATTCTACCTATCACTTCGATGAAAGACAATGAAGTGTATGCTCCGAATTATAAGAATGGTGAAACAGTAGCTCTGGTTCGTTATCCGCATGGCGGAACTTTTGAGATTCCTATCTTGACAGTGAATAACAAGCAGGCAGAGGCTCGCAGAATCCTTGGTAACACCCCTAAAGATGCCATCGGTATTAACAGTAAGGTTGCAGAACGGCTTTCAGGTGCTGACTTTGATGGTGATACTGTCATGGTCATCCCCTGTAACTCTGGTAAAAGCAAGGTCAAGATTACTTCCACTCCTCCTCTGAAGGGGCTTGAAGGATTTGACCCAAAATTGGAGTATGGTGGAAAACCTGCTGGCACTTTCAAGCCTATGAAGAACACACAGAAAGAGATGGGTGTCATTTCTAATCTGATTACCGACATGACTTTGAAGGGAGCTACGCAGGATGAGCTTGCAAGAGCAGTTCGTCATAGCATGGTAGTTATTGATGCCGAAAAACACAAGCTGGACTACAAGCAAAGTGAGATCGACAATGGCATCAGCTCTTTGAAAAAGAAGTATCAGGGTACAGTTGATGAGGATGGAAGATACCATGAGGGTGCTTCGACTCTGATTTCCCGTGCTAAGTCTGAGACTTCCATTATCAAGAGGCAAGGTAGCCCAAAAATCGACGAAAAAACTGGTGAATACATATGGAAAGATGTAGATGACCCTGTTTACGTTGATAAGCGAACTGGCAAGGTCAAAGAGCGTACTCAGCCCAGCACTAAGATGGCTGAGGCAAAGGATGCCTATACCCTGGTATCTGAAGCTGATACCCCCGTGGAGCGTGCTTATGCTAACTACGCTAACAAGATGAAAGCCCTGGGCAACCAGGCTCGTCTTGAGATCCTCTCCACCGGAAAAGTACCCTACTCCGCCACTGCAAAAGAGACCTATCAAGCTGAGGTCGACTCTCTAAATGCAAAACTTAATGTGGCTTTGAAGAATGCTCCCAGAGAAAGACAGGCTCAGACCATGGCTAATGCAGTAGTGGCTGCTAAAAAGCAGGATAACCCGGATATGACAAAGGGCGAACTCAAGAAAGCAAGCCAGCAGGCGCTTACTCAGGCTCGTGCCTCTGTTGGTGCAAAGCGAGAGACCATCAAGATTACAGACCGTGAATGGGAAGCAATTCAAGCTGGCGCTATTAGCGAGAATAAGCTTACCCAAATCATCGACAATGTGGACATTGACAGTCTTAGACAGCGCGCAACACCGAGAGCAACAACAACTCTCAGCACTGCAAAGCAGAATAAGATTGCTTCAATGAATGCTTCTGGCTACAGCACATCGGAAATTGCTGAAGCTCTTGGTGTTTCAACAAGCACAGTGTCTAATTACTTGAATTGAAAGGAGTGACTGGTATGAATGGTTCTTGTGCCCTTACCACATTTGACAACCCTTATAATCCATTTGAACAGTTCTCCGATTGGTTCCTGTTCGATGTAGAAAAGGGTTACAACACTTGCGCTTATCTCGATCGAATTGCTCACACTTCTGACCAATTCTCTGAAGAAGAGAACAATCAAGAGATTGAAAGAGCGATTGACGAGATCATTCGTTACGACTTCATGAACATTTACAAGAAAGTTAAGAGAACGAAAACAACAAAAGCAGACAAGGCTTGAACTATAGGTTGAGGTCTAATGCTCTTTGAATAAAGTTTTTGTTTTCTTCTCTGAAAACATTTGAACTTGAAGTCAATACAAACAAATAACCACTTGATCTGCACTGCTGCCACAGGGCTTAAAGACATGGGGAGGGGGTCTCCAAAATCACACCCCCTACCTCATCGCGGCGGTCTTAAAAAAATCTCCGGAGGGATATTTTGGGAATGGGGCTTACCCCCTCGGGTGCAGTATTTGAACGAGCTTACAGGGTTGAAGCATTTTCCGTAAAGTGTGAACATCTCCTTTCATGTTTCTTTTCTCCTTTCGGTGATTGGCGAAAATTCAGCTCTGTAAGTTCTTTCAAATACTGCACCTATTCTCACCTAAAAGAGTATCAGTTTGGACAGAAAGTGCAGCACAAGTATGCGGATATGGCGGAACTGGCAGACGCAATAGACTCAGAATTTATTGGAGGTAACTCCGTGCAGGTTCAACTCCTGTTATCCGCACCAAATTTTTAAGAGAGGAGGCAGTGCTAATGCCCAAAGGTAAAGCTGCAAGCTCTTCTGACTCAAATAGCCCATTGAGACCACCGACATCTCTCGAAGCGCAAGAGAACTTAATGATTTCTTTGGCGGTTCAATG